TTCTTATTGGTGGGGGAATTGTTGATGGTGTTCATGATGGTTGCCTTTGAAGCGATCCGCAGTGGCACGGAATCGGAGATGGCCGAAGCCTGGTCCTGCCGAAGGCAGGAGCGATGGGGCTCAGTGCGGATGGGGAGTGGGTCGTACTGCGCGGCTGAGTGGCCGTCACGACATTGCGTCGCGATGCCGCCGGAGCATGCGCGCCGCACCGTGAGACTAATGTGAGGTGCAACAGGCACTGCACGTGTGCGGCATGGGTGGCGCCGGTCTGACTCCGCATCAATCGACTGGCGGCTTGCCCGACCAACGGAATGCGGGGGCACCAAGTTCGGTCGTCGGTGCCAGTTTTTTGGCCAATAGTGGACGCCAAGCCGGCAAGGCCCGCCTCCTCAGTGCTAATGTCTGCTTCCGACCCGAAGCGGTCGTTGGATAGCCGCGACCGGATGTGGCCGCTTGCTGCATTGATGATGCGTACGCACGTCCCAGCGCTACGTGGAGGGTATATGCGCCCGATCGTTTATGTGGTCGATGACGATCCCGACGTGCTCAAAGCATTGACACGTGCCCTCCGCGCCGCCGGTCATGACGTGGTGCCGAGTATTTCGGGTGAGGAGTTCCTAGAGGTGTTCCGCGCTGATGAGCCCGGTTGTTTGGTTTTGGACTTGTCGTTGCGAGCGCTGAGCGGCGCCGATATCCAGACCGAACTTGCCCGGCGCGGTTTCGCTCCGCTGATCGTGTATGTCTCAGGAGCGGCAGACATCGCTAGCGCAGTTGCCATCATGAAACGCGGCGCGGTGGATATGCTCACCAAGCCCGTCGATCTCCAAGAACTACTCGAAGCAGTGTTGAAGGCGCTAGACCGCGATGCAAGCGTGCGGGAGAAGGCGAGGCAGCATGACCTCGCAAGAAGGCGACTACATCTGCTTACCGCCAGAGAATCCGAAGTTCTTCACCACGTTCTGGATGGACGGTCGAACCAGTTTATCGCCAACGTCTTCGACATAACTCTGAAGACCGTAAAGGTGCACCGTGAGCATTTGCGATCCAAGCTCGGGGTTCGGTCGGTCGCAGAGATGGCCCACCTTGCGATAGAGGGCGAGTTCTCATCGATGACAACGCCGCCTCGCGACTCCCGTTGTGGCCGCCGTCGAGCTCGGTAGTAGCCTCGCGCCGCTTCTGGCCGTTAGCGGAAATTCCGCTAAGCGGCCCTAGCTAGGCCCAAAAGTACGCCGCGCACCTCTGCGACCCCAAGCTCGTGCTCACTGTAGTAGCGCGAACGCGCGATTCGGGGCAGGTCATGCCCCATCGCCAGCTCGTTCGCAGTGTCGAATCGCTCCACTCCTCGACGCCCACGGCCGCAGTAGTACGCACGAAGCACCACCGCGCGCGCCAAGTTGTATCGCGCGATGTCGCAGACGATGTCCTCGATCTGCTGCGGCATGGGCGGGACCTCCAGCGGCTTGAATCCGACCACCCTCGGCGGCATCTCGCCGCGGTACTCGACGAGCAATTGGAGCATGTCCTTGGACCGGTGCCCCAGGTACTCGCAGTCGCGATGCAGGGCGAACTCGCGCCCCCACTCCTCGAGGCGCTCTCGCACGTACACGCCAAACGTGTCCACCTGTTGTGCCATGCCCCCTCCTACGCCGCCTTCTTGAACCGCTTGGTGTATTGATCGTTCACGTGGAACACGTCGGCACGCAGGTCCGCCAGCGTGATGCTCCGGTCGTAGGTGCCTACCTCCATGAGATGGCTCGCCCGCACGTCGTTGCTCGCCCAGACCACGCGGCGGGCCATCGTGAGGTAGAGCGTGCGGCGCCGCCGCGGTGGCATCTTCAGCAGCATGTCCCACGCCTTCTCGATCTGAACTTCCAGTGTCTCGCTCACGCTGCCTTCCTCCAGTTCTGCACCAACACGTCCACCTCTTCGGGCGTGCTCACCGCGTACATCCGCCCGCCCCTCCATCGCTGCGCGAACTCGCGCTGGTTCGCGTTCAAACCTGCGCGCCCATAGCGAGTCTCTGGGTTCTTGAACTCCACCAGGTGGTTCCGGCCGATGCAGCCGACCACCACGTCCGGCCAACCGGCAATGCCCGCATGCGACAGGTCCTGCACCGTGCACCCCAGGTCCTCGAAACGCTTCGTGAGCTCGGCGTGGTTGGCGTCCCGCTTGCTGTGGGCACGTTTCACGCGGCCACCGCGAACGCGAGCGCTTGATTCTGAAAGTCGAGCAACTGATCGTCCGTGCCGAACTCCTCACGGAACCTGCGCGGCTCTAGCGCGTACGACGGGCCGAGACCTGCCGCGAGCTGAGCGCCGATGTACGGGAGCACGCCGCGGTGATGCCACTGACATAGCCCGATGGTGTAGTCGTGTCCTCGCCGCTTTTGTCCGTGCTTCCCGCCGACCGTCAGGTGATGAATCTCGGCCGGCACGCGCGGCACGCCCTTGATCCAGCAGCAGATGCAGCCGATCTCCTTGATCAGCATGAAGCGTCCCTCATGGACCGCGGTCGGCGCGTTGGTGGAGCGTCCGCACTTCATGCCGCCGAGCTCCGCGGATTTGATTCGACATGCCCATCCAGGATTCGATTCGCGGCTTCCTCGTGGAAGTCCTCGCCGAGCAGGCCCTCAAGCCTCGCAATGCGGGCTTCACGGGTCTTCGGGATTCCGGCGGGCGCGTGCTGGTGACTAAGGTCACCTGACGGTGATGCCGGCAACTCTCCACCCCTCAGAAGGTGCTCGATGCCGCGCTCATAAGCGTGCCGGCGCATGCGCTTCGCTTCTTCCGCGCGAGCGTGTCGGTGCTGATACCCGTCGATGAACGACCAAACTAAGCGGGCGAAGGCGCTGCGATGCGCCGGGTCACAGGTGAGAAGCTCGTGGTTCAACTCCTCGAACTCGGGCACGCCAGCCGCGGCCTTCAGCAGCTCGGGAAGGTTCGGCGGCCATTCCTGCCCTAGCCTGGCGCAGCGATCGAATGCGTCGAGCACCTGCCGCTCCGTAATTCCACGCAAGCCATTCGCCCACACTTGCCCGGCGACTGTCAGCTGCCCGTTGTCGTCGATCGGCAGGTCACCCTGCGTCGAAGTCCACTTGTGGCCCCATACGGCCTGCGCCGCGAGCCAGATGCGCGTGAGCATCTGGGCCGCACGTGGATTACGCCGCAGCGGCGCTACCAAGGATGTCGGCTGCTCGCCGTGCGTTGCGGTCGACAAGGCTTTCTCGGGGTCGATCAGTTCCATTGGCATTGCCTGCTGGCGTGGAGGCGCCATCGCGCAGTTGCCCTTGCGCGGTGGCGATGAGGTACGGGGCGCCTTTTCCCGGGTGGGTGTTGGCGAGGTCGATCAGGTGCTGCGACGTGACTCCGGCAGCTACGGCATCGAGGAGCCGCGGGTCATGTGCGGTGACGCGCACGCCGATGCGGTTCAGGGCTATCGCGTGCTCGGCGGCGGGCGAGCGAGCGCTTGGGGTGGTATCCGTTCGCTCTACCCTCTCTGGGGTAGGTATCCCGTCCCGTCCCTCTCCCTCTCCCGTCTTAGCCGTGACTGTCACAGTGACAGGCGTGACAGGTTCCGATGCCGCGTCACGTGACAGTCGCTGGGACATGTCACGCAGTGTCGCGGTCGATGTGTTCCATGGGAGATCGTGACCGGCCCTCTTCAACGCGTCGAACATCGACGCACGCTCGGCCCGTTCGCGACGCTTGCGTTCGTTGGCACCTTCCACTTCGCGCCTGTACTCGATGCGCTCCTCCCACGCGGAGATCGCCTGCTCCGCCACAACGGGGTGATACAGGCGGCCGTCGGAGCACTCGACCCAGCCGCGCAGTGCCATCCCCTTCACCTTTTTCCAGCGCGTGCCGGCGCCTGAAAGGTGCGCGAGGATCCTGTCGTCGCTCGGCAGAGATCCGCCTGGCTGCTGTGTCCACGACTTGCACCACAGCGCGACGGCCGCCTTGAACTCCTCTCCGGTCGAGAGGGCAAACAAATCCGAGTCGAGCAAACGCATCGTGTCCAGGCGCATCCATGGCAGTCCGCGCAGGTCTACGCCGGCAGTTACCAGTGGCTCTGTCACGTGCCCTCCTCGGAACCGCGGAGGTTTCCTGAGGAGTCGCGCTTCGGCCGATCGACCCCGTATGCCTCGGCCAGGTAGTTCAGCCAACGGTGTGCCGTTGCTCTGCAGCAGTTGAAGCGCGTCACCACCTGCTCGGGCATCGGGAAGTTCTGCTGCTCAATCGCCCACGCGACGAATCGTGCGTAGACGACAAGCGTCGGCAGACCGGCCCCATCGTGCTTCGCGACCTTGGCTCTGGTCCTTTTCCGCACAGTGGCGACGAGGGCAGCGACGTTCGAACCAGGCTCGATCGGAACGAAGTCGGCGCGGTGCGTGAGCAGCGACACACCGAGCGAAGCCCTCAGGTTCAATGCGATTTCGGAAGGTTGGCCAGCCACGCTCAGGCCCTCCCCTGCTGCTCGACGAGCTCACAGAGCTTCCGCATCAGCGCCATCTGCGCCGACGCCTGGGCCATGTTCTTCGCTAGCACTCGCTTGAGCTCGTTCTGTGTCAGGCGCCCGTCCGCCAGTGCGTCATTGAGCTCCCTGTCTAGATCGCCTTCCGCAGCATTTGCGCGCAGGAGCAGCTGGAGCACCGTGCCCTCGGTGGTGGCGAGGTCTGCCTTCTGGAGCACAAATCCATGCTGGGTCGCCAGCGCGTGGAGGATCCGATGGTCGTCCGTGACCGCCATGATCTCGCTGGCTTCTGCCAGCGTCAGATGGTGCGTGTCGTTGTTCGGGTTGACCTTGTTGCGCAGCACCGCCGGCGACATGTCGATGCGCGGGCCGAGGGACTGGGACCCGCCCGGGTAGTCGTGAACGGTCTTGTGTGCAGCATCGATTAGGTTCATCGGGGGATCACCTGAACGTGGTTCTGGAGCCCGTCCTGCCGCACGCTGGCGGCATGGAAAAGCCACGATGGGAGTCGCCGGTCTCCTGTGTAGGCTGGGAGTGCCAACCCACCACCCTCATCGGAGACCGGCATGGAAGAAGTGCGGAAGTACCTGGTGGTCTTGGACCTCAGCGCGCCCACTCCGACGCAAGGCGCAGCCTTGAAGGCCGATCTCGAGAGGTACTC